GTGGAATCACCCTTCAAAAAAAGACCGGCCTTCTTCAACATGAACTCATCTGGCATCTTATCTTGCTTCGAAAAGTTACACCTTCGACAAGCTGCAACAAGATTCTCGGGATCATCTGACCCACCTTTGGCTACTGGGATGATGTGATCGACTGTCGTTGCATCCATGCCACACCAGTAACACTCTCGACCATCTCTTGAGAGTATGCGAAGCCTTAGCTTCTTCCATTGAGTGCTGTTGCTCTTGCGCTGTGAATGTAGCGTCATCAGTAATAATTTCGCTTTTGATGAAATGCCCATGCTTTACACATTGAACCATATCGATGATTGATGTACTTGATTGTGGCATCTATCTGACGATACCCATCCAGATTCCGGTAATGCTGTGATCGCATCTGACCTAATCCGAAATGACTGCCATTCTTAGCTGTTACTGACCATCTTGACTCTTTGTAAATGATCTTAGATAAACAAAGGAATTGCTCATAATTAACAACTCTTGAATGTGCATATAGCTTGAGATGATCTTTATTTGGATTTGCTTCCGCTGGTGTCGTGCTAACGATACATAGCACACCCAATAGCACCAGACATCGCCCGCGAGCTATCCGCCACAGCGGCTCGCCAGCGAGTATGGAGCGTACCGAACGAGTCAAGTAAGAAGCAAGAATGTGGATAACTTGAGCGGGCTTTGGGCGTGTTGTCCACAGGTTATCCACAGAGATCACAATCCTTCGAATGATTTTTAATTGAGACTTGTAAGATCGTTACAGCTACAAGTGGTCGTGCCGAATCGATCACGAATGTCTTTCCACAATCACAAGTGTGCTTGATTTCTGTCCTCATTTAGATCCGCCCCATCCCTTGCCTTTGAAGTGAATTGGATTCGCTGTCCAGATACGGTTCATTGGAATCATGCACCCTTCACAGTATGGATTCCGGTCGAAGTTATCTTCCATCGATCGGCGTACAGTCGTTACTTTGCCACATACTTCGCACCGATAGTCATATTGAGCCATTACTTAGCATCCGCTAATTTCTTGATGCCCATGACTCCACAGCGTAGGCATTGGACAAGAGCTACTTCCATGCCCAAAGGGACTTCATTCTTTAAGACTGAATGATCTGTGATTTCCTTTTCAACCCTGCACAGGAAGCGTTGCTTCTCCATGACTGCTCCTTCTCAGATTCTCGATGGGATGTAAGTTGTATTGCTCAACCCAATATGTCGGTTGGTCGCGTCTGCGCCATTTCTGATTCTTAGCGATGACGACCGGTATCCAGCCCTTTAAGACATAGTTCGGACTCTTGCCAGTTACAAGAATCGCGATGTCTGTATTGCGATCGCCGTCGTAAATGATGAGAGATCCTGTGTCGTACTTCGTCCACTTGACTTCGATGATGGATCCCACATCTGCGGTTCGCTTGAATCGTGATGCTCTTGGGTTGAAGTCTCTTATCCCAAAATACTTTGCGACTGCTATTTCAGCTCCTATTGATTCGGCTATTTCGCAGATGTAATCATGGAATGAAAGATTCTTGTTGTAGCGAGAGACATGATCTGGCTTGCCTTCGATCTCTTCGACGCGTTCGATGGCGACTTTTGCAGCTGTCCACTCATCTTCGTGCGTGATCTTCATCTTCATTTACAAGCCCCGCAATACCAAAGCTCATTAGATCCCATCACTTTGTCGAATCTGCCACCTTGTAATTCTTTGTACATCTGGCATCGATCGCACCATTCAATCTTTGGTGGGATCACCTGGTCTTTGATGACTGTCCCATCGATCTCGATAATTGTGCGCTCTCCGGTGTCTAGCTTGATGATCTCCATTTCGCCCATTACAGCTGCACCTTCCATTGACCGTCTGATCCCAAGACATACCAAATCGGACTGCATTGATTGGCTTTCACCTTCTCCACACAGACATGCCCGCGATATGGCTTGCCAGTCTTTGCTGTGCCTTCTTTGAGTAACATGTGTCCATGTGCGCAAATAGGCGATTCAGACAGGATCTCACCGCCAAGCTTTGATTTGATTTCATCCATCGATGATTGAGCTGTGGCGAATCCATCTTCCCTGAAAGGCTTTGCCCAAAGATCCTCTTCGATAAAGGCTTTTGGCATCGTCTCGACTTGCTGCATTGATTCCAAACTAGGCTTTGTCTCTGTACCTAAGACCACGCTTGCACATCTTCCAATGGCAGAGCTGACTGTGTCCTCTACATACCAGCGTTTCATCTGCGGGTTGTACGCCCCGACCATTCCATGTGCGTAATCAATAGCCGCCGGCTTTTCATCTTCGTAATTACGAAAGATCCGGCACTCGATGAGAATGTAACCCTTGTCTGGTTGCCAATCAATGATCGATGTCTCGATTCGGTTTGTTGGGAATGTGGCGTGTAGGCGTATGACCTTTTGATTGACTGTCTCGTAATTGTCCAAGAATCCCATTAGCGAATCTCGGCATTCTTGCGCCCTGCAATCTTGCCGCGAATAAATCCTTCGCGCTTGCCGTCTTTAAGTCCCATCGTGTAACCAGCTGTAAAGCCCGCCAAGACTCCCAATAGCATCCACATGGCAACTTCTTGAAATGCGTACATCTTTGCTCCCGATCCGAGAGTTACTGAACTTCGCTCCCTGCGTACAGAGTGAAGCAATCAGCCGACATCGTCAAGAATCCTGCGTGTTTTTGGGCGTGTCGGTTTGGTCTTTTGGCTTGTCCTTAAGTCCGTTCGATGCCAGCACAGAGCCAAGCGCTCCGGTCAAGAAGATCGTTAGTGTGGACAATAGCTCGATGAACGCCCGATCGTTTGGAGCTTGATCTCCTAAGGGTTGAGTTACAAAGATCAGCGCGTAAAGCATTCCAGCGACCGAAAACATGAAAGTCAGAGCCAAAGCCACGCCGATAAATACAATTAGCCTTGCTTTAAGCTGCTCATTACTTAGGCGTCTTTGATGTGAACCCATTTGGATCTTCTCCGTATATGTCCTCAGTACAGACTCCGAGAGCCTTACATTGTGGCGGATTGCATTCAGGCTTTTGCCAGTTTTCGAATTCTTGGCATTCATATCGAGTCCATCCTTGATAACTACAAGCAGACAGCCCCAGCAATATCGCTATCGCCAGAGCTGTCTGAAGTAGCTTCCGGATCACTTCCCCTTTAACCCGAAAGATGCGTCGTTGGGATTTAGGTAACGAAGCACAACTGGGAGAACCGCAGCTAGTCCCGCTCCTGCGATTGCCTTTGGATCAGTAATTCCTGCCATGTACACAGCGATAGCCGCTGCCATGAATGATCGCGCCCATGAAGCTGCTAATCCTTTGATTTCTTTCATTTCTTCTTCTCCTTCTTGAGAATGGATTTCTTCGGCGCATCGACAACCACGGCTGGGTACTCGCCTTTGTATGGGACATACTTGGGACGACCGAAGCCGACCACTTCTTTGCCGATTGTTCTGGTCTTAACCATAACCATGCCACCGTTGCGCTGATCGCCGCTGCCGGATGTGTTGCCTTCGATGGTAACTATCGTCTTGCCATCGATGCCAGCGACAATTCCAATGTGGGAGATACGATCGACTCCGTCGTGTGGGAAGTCCATAAAGGCTAAATCGCCGATTGCCGGTATTTCATGCCACCGTGAAATCTCCTTGAATTTATGCGCCCCGATTGCCGTTGATACAACCGAGTGAACCTTGACTCCAGCTTGTGCCAGTACCCAGTTGCAGAATGAACCGCACCACGGCAAGCCATTGGCTTTTGTGAATGCGCCGTATTTGGTCAGATTGTCGCCTTCTTCGATTGTGCCGATTTCGGCTTTTGCAATCTCAAGAGCTTGAGCAGCTGTCCCTTTTGGATAACTCATTTTTAAATTCCAAGCGCCGTTTTTAGATCGTCAATACTAAGTCCAACGGATTGCAATTTGTCTGCAATAGTTGGCTCTGGCGCTGTGGTGGTTCCGTTATGGTTTAAGACGATGGTTTCAGCTTTTTTATCATCTGTTTCAAGAGTGATCGTATTATCGCCGTTATCTTGAACGCGATTAATTTCAATTCCAACGGCTGCAAGTTCAGCAATAAGTTCAGTACCGTTTAGGTTTTCTGGTTTTGGATAAGTAGTCATTTATGCTCCTAAGTAAAGTGCGCCGAATTGAACATCTGCTGCGCCGCCGTAGAATGTAAGGCTACCGCCTGAGTTCTGGTATGTATTGACTTCAATGTAATCACCAGCTGCTAAAACCGCAGCGCCGACCGGATTTAGCCCCATGTTGTTTGCTGACGAAGCTGAGTCATTACCAACTCGGCTTGGTGTGCCAGTTCTGCCATTTACCAAAATTTCTAATTGACGATAGCCAGTTGTGTTGTTTGCATAAGCGCCCCAAGCAAAAACATAATACTTTCCACCTTTACCTGCTGGAATAGTTATGCGGCCAGTATTTGTCACTGTTGAATGAAAACCGTCTGTATCTAAAATTTCAGTATTAAATGTCAAAATCGTATCTGTCGCATTTGAAATGGTGTAGTTGCTTGAGTTGTAAAGTATGCAACCAACGGCTGTTCCGCTTGATGGAGTTGTCCATTTTAATCCAGTTGCCTCTGCTGAATCTGCTGTTAAAACCTGACCATTTGTTCCTACCGCCAAGCGCGCTGGAGTATCAGCAGCCGTAGCGGCAATTAGGTCTCCTTTAGCATCTACGATGGCATTCTGGATTGCATTTGAATCATCTTGAGCAACCCAAGAAAAGTCCAAATCCGTACCCGATGCCTTTGATAAGACTTGACCGGTTGTTCCACCTTTGAGATCAACGAACGAAGCGTCGATTCCGTCTCCAAGTGTCTCGATTGCTGTCGCTCCGTCTTTGACCAAATCGGTCGAAGTTGGAACTGTCCAGCCAAAGTTCGGCGTTGTTGTTGCCATGTTCTCTCCTTTACGCGACGATGAAAGCGTCGTCCCAGATAAGTGTATTTGATAGTGTGTTCCAAGTCTCCGCGCCACTCACATCGTTCCACTTCATAGCCTGAAGCGAGAATTCTGTGGGAGTCAGATACATCGAAAGAGTCAGCGAATTGACTCCAGCTTGAATCTGCCAGCCTTCGACAAAGCCTTGAAATCTTGTTCCCATGTTATTTGGCAAATCGTTAATTGTTACCGGC